GACGAACTTTAATTTCGTCCATATCTTTCATGTAATTGTTTTCCATATTAGTTTTATCCTTTTTGTCAAGTGGTGCTTCCACTACTGCTTCTTTGGCTACCGCTGGGATAGTCTTGCCTCCCTGCACATAACCGAGTTTTTCCATAAACTTAACCATCTCCTCAAAGAGTCCATTCGTAGCCGCCGGAGATGAAACAAGATCAGCCGAGGCGATGCTCTGGGGTCTGATATAGTCCTTGCCATCAATGGTCTCGCTCTCGTTCACAAAGGCTAGGCTCACTCCGAACTGGTCGGGGGCTTCGCTGGCCATCTCTTTGATCAGATCGTAATGGGGGGAGCTTTTAAGCAAGCGAAGATCAGCCACTAGCTTGTTGTTCTCAATGCGGGGATTCCTTGCAAACCCAACAACCGCCTCTAGCCCCGAGCCGTGGTTCATCTTCACCTTCGTTCCATTCTTTGCCAGCTTCATTAGGTCGAGGGCTTTGCTTAGGCTAACCGCATCCACAAATAGATCGTGGCCTTTAGCCTCTCCTACTTCAAGGATGGAGACTGAGGCCATCTCGGTTTCGTCATCAGCATAGGTTGAGTGGGCAACCGCTGACCTTTGGCTTTCGTCTGGGAAGTCGCTTATCGCTTGATCGTCTCCCATAAAGCGGGACACGAAGTCTTTCTCTGATTCATCTGCACTAGGAATTGGTAGGGGCATAAATCCCTACCTTATGTCAAAGAAGATCGCCGTCTGCTTCTCGATATGACTTCTTAACTTCACCGCCACCCGCCATCTTGAGAAACTTATTCACCCTAGCCATAGCCCAAGCGTTCCTTGAGTTGGGTCTGCCCCCGCTGATGGTGGGTCGGAAACTGGTCGAGAACGCACCTGCTCCCCTTCGGAATACTTTCTTCAATGCCCCAAGGCTAGGAGCGTTCCTTGAAGGGTGCTTGTCTTTGAACTCGGCAATCTTGTTCTTGAGGGCTTCTTCGTTCTGCTCTGAAATCTCTATGTCCCCAGCCTTGCTCCGGGTGGATGCCGTGCCTTCGGGGTTCTCCTTCGAGCCTTTGATTCGTTCCTTGGGAGGGGCGGGGGTTTGGGAGACTGGTCGGGCTAGTTCTTTTTTAGTTTCTGCATCGATCAATGACGGAATGTCTTTCCCATTAAAAAGAGTTTTAACATATACATCCATCGCCTTATCATATTTTTCTTTATCAAAATCTTGTTTATTGTATGTCATCTTAATTTCGGGCCTCCATAGGATTTATAGAGATTGTACACGCTTTTGCTATATTTTTTACCATTCAAGTGACCGGCGAATGTTTCGGCCACAAATTCTAGCGGATTAGTTTTTGCGTAATCGCTAACTTCTGAGGCAACTTTAGCCTCATTATTTGTTAGTTTTTGTTTTATATACTGTGCTGATTTTTGTTCTCCTAGTGATTTCATATGCGCATTGTGTCCATACTCGTGAGCAAATAGGTCATTTGTAGCAAGCCACTTTATTTTAACATTATTATTTATCTCGTCTTTTAGGGAGTTTCCCTCTGCATTAAATTTTTTATCAAATATTATGGTCGGGCTTCCGTCTGCTAATGTTGTTGCAACTGCATAGCTTCCAGCGTAGCTCGCCCCATAATTTTCTTCTAGGTTTCCTTGCAGAAGAAATTTTGGTGGAGGAATTGAGTATCCCTTGGCTTTTAGATTGTCATAGGATGATTCAATCTCTTTTGCTCTTTCTAAATTATCTGGAAGAGAGTTTATCACTCCATCTTTTTTTAATTTTTCAGAAATATCGCTAATCTGTTTTTGTTCTTTGGTTTGCTCTGGCTTCGGTGGAAGAGGTTTTGGTGGCAACGGCTTTGGTGGAAGAGGCTTTGGAGGCAATGGTTTTCCTTGGGGCTTTTCTTTCTTTTGTTCAGTTGGCCTTTTGTAATCGCTAGGAATCTTCCCGCCGGGTCGAGTTGGCGTATAGCCACCCTTGAGCGGGGGCCTTCCGTAGCCTACTGCACATTTATTGGATGACCCGAAAGTTCCACCCTCATCTTGCCCACAATCCCTACCCGCTACAAACTCAGTTTTCTTGTCCCTCGCATCCATTTGTCCCACGATCTTCTTTGCCCAAGAATAGCCAGCATCCCCGCCCCATCCATTCCACGCTTGCCATCCTTTCCCTTGCTCTCCAAAGGTCGAGCCTTTCTTGTCCACTTCGTGACGAGCCAAGAAGCTCAACATTCTCCGAACTGTATCGGGCGATAGCTTCACCCCATTTTGCAAATCTCTCGCCCTAGCGATGCCCACAGGGGTCATCCCTCGTTGGCTGGGTGGTTTGGTCTCCCGCACCTCTAAGGCTCTTTTAGCGGCATCCCTAGCCCCTTGTGGGGGTGTAAAATCAATCCCATCATACTTTGCCAACTCAATACCGCCCATCATCCCCTCAATCAGCATCTTGATTGATGCGGGGTCGAGTTCTTGCAAAATAGATTCTAATTTCTTGCCTTTATTTTTATTTGTATAACTTTCTATTTCCTTTTCAGTTAAATCTCTTGTTCCGCCAAACTTGCTTTCCGAGTTCTTGATTAGCTTTACTTTTGATAAAATTTCAACTGGCTTTGATTTTGAGGCTTTTTCAATCGTCCCGCCTCTAGCCTTTAGGTATCTATGATAGCCGTCTAAAAGTTCGTATTTTTTTGTATCAATATTATATTCAACATCTACTGGAGCATTGGGGGTTATAGATGGTTTATTATTTTTTAAGTTTTCCTCTGCTATTTTTAGGTCTGCCATTCTAACTGACAATCCTTTAGATGAAATTTTCTGAACTCCCGGCATTGGGAATTTTGGGTTTTCTTTTATATTGTCTTGCCCGCCACCTTCTCCCCCCGAACAAGTATTGCCTTCCTTGAATCCCCCACTACCAGTTCCGCAATCTAATTCAGTTTCTTTTTTTTTAATTTCTAGCTCTTCGGAAGATGGTTCAATCGGGTCTTCTGGCGTGGCCTCATCGCCTCCACCCTCATCATCGCCCTCTTCTGGTTTGTCATTCTTTGGGGTTACTGGCTTAGGGGCGGGTGTTGGAAATTGTGGTTGAGGGGGTGTGGGCGTAACAATATCGGAAATGGTTTCTGGGGCTACGCCGTACTTCTCTGCTAAGTCCTTAATCAGCTTGGCCTCAATCGCCCTTTGCCTCATTGCGCTCTCGAAGTCTTGACCACGCTCGGCGTAAATATCGGCGGCGGTTCGGAGTCCTGTCTTGAACTCGGATATGGCTGAGGCTGATTCTCGTCCTAAATCAATAGAGACATTCGCCCCAAAGTTAAAGATGCCCTTAGTCGTTCTGCTTCCAGAGTTGTTCTCAATCAATCCCCTAGCAACTGCATCGGCGATCACGATGTTCTTAATTGGGCGAAGCACTTTATCGTCTAGTAGCTTCTGGTATCTGCGGAAAGTTCGCCCCGCTTGTTGCATCTCAAGGCGAGCGGTCGGGCCACTCATAGCGGAAGGGTCAACGGCGAATGAATAAGGGATGCCTACGCCTAAGCAAATGTTTCGGAGTAGAATCTTGTGAAATTCTGCAAACGCTCCGCTTGGTCTGTTTGGGCCATCAGGGAACTGAATCGTTTCGCCCGGTTCGAGATAACTAACCTTGCCCGATTCCATAGTCTCTAACTTGATTGCTTGGTTATCAAAATTGGTATCGGAGGTCAGATCACTCAAGTCGGAAGCGTTGTTGTTGTTTCTGAGAACGATAGCACTCTGCGAACTCGCTACTTTTGCGGACATCTTCTCGAAATTAATTATATCGTAAATGTCTTGTGCATCGTTAATTGCAGTATGGAAAGCTGAGATTCCTCGGTACTGGTCGATGCGGAGTGGGTCGTATAGGTGGAACGCTTGGCTTGCGCTTACCTTTTGTTGGAAGGTATAAGCGTTTCCAATAGATCGTGCAAAAATATCGTAGGCAGTAGGAGCACCAGTTTCTTGATCTATATGGATGCCTCCGATTAGGTCGCTAGAGGTGTAAACTTGGAAGGGATTGCCGAGTCGATCTGCTTCGATGCCTTGTAGTTTTAGATCGCCATTGTTGTCTCTAATTAAAAGGAATAGAAAGTCGCCATCTCGGAGCATCGACATGATCGCAACTTGCATCAGAGTCGAACCAGTATGCCTCGTTGAGATGTCGCAGTTGTCCCACCATTCAGACCAGAACGATTCGACATCTGTATTGACTGCTGGCTCGCTAGTTCGGGCTTGGTATGAAACATTGGCCGCCGTGTGCGAGGCGAACTTCATTAGGATAGATCGAACCAAGCCAACATTCTCGGCTAAGTCCCTGCTCCGTCTCATCAATTCGATGCGATCATATCCAGTCCGATAACTTTCTGCACCCTGCAACACGCTTGGGCCTTTGCGTTCCCGATTGTACTTAGTCGCATCGTAATCGAAATGAGTCAGCTTTGCCCTAGCAATCGCCCTCTGAACTCCCGCTTGTGGGTTGACCAAAGCTACTGCTCGGTCGATTAGGTTAAGGGATATTTTCTTCACGGGCCAAATTTTGCGTAGGTTGTACGAATCCTTGTGCCATTCACCGAGTCAATAGCAAGCGTTAATTCTGCTATGGTGGACGAAACTTCCCCGAGGTTCGCCCTAGAAAAAGAGCGTCCCGCTATTGAGTACGAGCTACCCGCCACCGCTATAGCTTCAAGACAAGTGACATATTTATCACGAAGAGAAGTAAGGGTGGCTAAGGGTAGCCCAATGAAATCACCCTTCGCCATTGACCTCATCCTCTGTCAAACTTACAGGAGTGATCTTGAGGAGCTTATATAAGCCAGCCCCCACGATGTTCATGCACTCGCAATCTAGCAAATGGTTCTGCTTTCCGATTTGCTTCCATACCATCCTTGTCCTACCAGTAAGGGGATTCTTCACCGCAACCTTCACCTCTGCTCGAATATGGTTGTGCCAAACCTCGGGGGCATCATCAGCTACGAATCCTTCAGAATGTAGAAGGTTCGAGAATATGTCTTTGATGGATGGATTAGACCAACGCCAAACTGGACATAGCCTCCACTTCCACCCAATCCTAGATTGCCCTGCCTTACCCGATAAGGGGTCGCCATTAGAGATTCTCGCAAAGGGTCGGGTGACTTTCTTTTCGTTCACGATCTCTGAGAAGGAGGAGCGATCTGAACCAACCAAGGCCATCCAGCCGTGCAAGCAACATTGGTAATAGACATCTCTAGTTTGATCGCCCGAGTCACAAAAAACCATCTTGGGCAGTACCTTAAACTCATCTGCCTTTGCCTCTATGTCCCCCCAAGTCTCAAGACGGCCAGCCCATACCATTCGAGACTTGCCTTCATCGTTATACGCTCGAACCAGTACCCAAGTGTGAAAGCCACCGGACTCTTGCACATCGACGGACATCACGCACTTCTCCCCCTCCCTAACCTCGCCCATTTTATACCCACCCGCCTTAATCTCAATCCGCTCCTGTTCGTGTTCTAGCCAAGGCTCGGCCAATACTCGATTGATAAAATCTTGCAAGCCCACGATTCCCGCATACTTATCTTGCAGAAACTTCACCGCCAAGCTCCCGAATGTTACCCAAGGGGCATAGAGGCCGTTGAGATGATACGAGCGTCTAGCTGGCTCGCCGTTGGGATTGGTTGCCCTCCACTCGCCCCCTCGGAGCATAGCGGTTTTCTGTCCATCGGTGATTGGCTTCTTACATCCTTCACATTCATAAAAGGCTGAGGATTTTACTAGGGCGAAGTCATAGACGCTGTCCTCTAGTTTTGCTTTATCGTCCCACTTGATCTGTCCCCAAATAAGTTTCTGTTTCAATCCACAATGCGGACAAGGCACAAAGAAGAACC